ATGGAAACTTATGATATATATTTTAAAGAAGGTAATGATTTTGCTAATAAAGGATTTTCATTGAAAGATAAGGCTAAGGCCATTAGAATGGCGGAAGATATGTTGGCTGAACGCAAAGGATATGTGAAGGATTTTGTTGGAGGAACTATTTCCGTAATGTGTAAAGAAACGAAAGAGGAAGTTTGGTCCAAGCCGATAGAGGAGGTTTAATGCAATTTTTACATCTTTTTTTGCCTTGCCAATCATAGAGTTGTGAAATACAGTGCTGTAATTGAAATGGTACGTAGCCGTTAATAGCAGCAACCCTTGGTTGTATTTGTGGTGGATTTGTTATTGGCGGACATGAATATTTCTTTCTCTTCTAGGATATTCGGTATATTTCTCCTTTCATGCTTTTGCCGGACTGATATAGATAATGCCGGGTAGCACTTGATAGGACGATGATTGTTCTTTTACTAAGATGCTTCAGTATGACTTTTTTCCGATCCTATCCATTCTTGACATATAGTTGTTATTCATAGCTAAATACACCGTATTCCCAATGAAGCTTTCTGTGGGGATCCCTTTGGTGTTCGTGTAACTATTGTGACTGTTATTATGCCGATGGGGTATAGTATTGATACAACAATGATTTTTCATAATAACTTTTAACTTATGATTTAGATAGCTCCGACTTGTCACAAATCGGGGTTATCCGCTTGTTATGCTATTAAACTTGGTCAGCTATTGGTTAACAATTTCACGCAACAGTAACTCTTTGGAGTAAAAGTGGCAAATAAATTTTTTGTTCACATGAAAAAAACTTTCCCAAAAGCTTTGTATTATTGATTTTCTATGTATCTTTGCATCGTTATTATTTCTCGGGGTATTAGCTCATCTGGCTAATTTTTTCTACTTCTTAATCTGCTGTTTGTCACCTATTTATATTTTTCGTTTTCGTTTGATGTTGAAACAATGTTGAAACAAAGGAGATTTTCATGTTAAAGCCGGGCGTAATCCCCGGCTTATGTTGTTTTTTAACTCTTCCCGGATTCCAATCATGTTCTTTAGTTGTTATTGCTAAAATATTGCTAAAACAATTTTCAAATCATTTCAATTCATCAAGCCTGTAACTACTTCCGTCTATAAATATCGAAGTACCAACAGTTGTAAACGTAGCCTTCTCCCTCACCATTCCACCGAGAGAGTTTTTAGACCCATAATCCAGTTCCCAATTTACTGTGAAATCTCCATCCTTTGTGTATTTTTCGCTGTACACCTTGAAAGATTCAGGGTCTTTTAAGGTATAATCGAAATATGCTTTATACACTTTCCTCCCTTTATAAACAGCTTCATCGCAGGAACTCATACAGAATAGTGCTGACAAGCCTATTATGGTAAATAGAATCTTCTTCATAATCTTATATATTTAGTTTGTTCTTTAATTCTTGGATTTTTCTAATAGCCTTTTAGCCTTTTCTAATCTTGTAATATACTCCATTACGTCATATTGAACGAAAGCCCATTTCCCGTCTTCATATCTAATGTTTTCATTAGTTTCAAGAGCCTGCATCACTTGATTGTATAACGACGAATCATCTTCGATTGCCCTTCCGGCTCTGCGCTCATTTTCTTTCATAAATACACTTATGGCTATCTTAATGATTCTGATTTCATTATCATAATCTTTCTTTTTCCGATAAAGAATCATTAATCTATCATATGGATGTGTTGCTGGAAGTTGTGGTATAATAGCTTTTTCATATACAGCTATAGCTTCATTTATCATACCTTCCTTTTCTAAATCTATGCCTAATTTAATCAATCTTGAATTTTCATTCAGAACTTCTTGTTGAGCTATTTCTTTAAATTCTTTTTCCTGCTTTTGTTTAAGTGTTTCAAAACGAGATTTTTCCAAATGGTTTAGTCTATATTCGAGTTCACCTTCGTCTTTACATAAGACCTCTCTCGCTTTAATTCCACTTGTTTCTCCTACAATTCCAGCACATTCAAGTTGGTCCATAATACGCCCTGCTCGATTATAACCTATAGCAAATTTACGCTGAATTAATGAAGTAGAACCTTGCTGGTGAATCACAACCAAACGGGCAGAATCTTCAAATAGCGGATCAAGTCTAATCATATTAACATTATTTACAGAGGGATCTTCTATTTTTTCTTCCTCTTCTTTCTTTATAAATATCTCTTCTTTTTTTGTGTCTACTTTTTCTTCTGTATCTGTAATTATCCTATTTATAGGTGTTTCTGTAATTAGGGTTTCATTATCGTTGCCAATTTCATTGTCCATTTGAACTGTTTCCTTTTTCTCAACCGACGATAAATGTAAAGCAAATCCTATTATTATAAGAAGTATAGATAGAGCAAAATGTATACCACAGATTGGCAATATGACTGCAAGGGCATAGCATATAAACGAGAAAAGACATCCAGTATAATTCTTTATTTCATATCCAGAATCTGCATTATTTAATTGCGTTCTATGATTGGACATATTATTGTTACAAACTTTTGTTCTTGAATAGATACCTGTGCCGGGTATTCCTGTCGTAACGTACGTTCCTCGTTTACCGAAATTTACTTTTGCTCCTCGTGGACCAATCGACCAACTTGTACCAGATTTGCTAACATTCATGTGTACTCCAGGAAGTATCTTAATTCTTTTTCTGAAATATAGTCCCATAGTATTAGATTTTATTTATAATAATGTATCGCTTACGATGTGCTGTTTTACTATCCAAAGACTTCTTATTTGATCTATTTCTATATCGAAATCATCAAATTCCTCCGTATTAATAGAGTGAGCAATCCAGTATTTACGAGCCAAAGATTGTTCCTTATACCTACGTAATATCTTAATGTGTCCATGATATTCTCCGGTTTCTTTGTCTTCTACTACTATTCCAAATATGTTGCCAAATGGTATTGTATTTGGATTATCATGAGGAAGTGTATATCTTTTTAAAGCAACCCAACAGCCAGAAGGAAGTGTTGGGGACATAGATCTTCCTACTATCTGTGCTACTCCTTCACAATCTTTGCAATCGGGTAGATACCAATAGCGGGTGATATCTTCGGTAATACTTATGAGTTGGGTTTGCCCAGCTGCAAATTTAAAACTTACCTGTGGCAATAAATGCAATCCTTTATTTTTTGCATCTTGAAATTCCTCTTCTGATGTAATTGATGTGCCGGAAGATGTCGGTATATTAGGAATCACATCATCTGTATTTTTATCTTCGTTTATCGCGTTCCCTCTTCCTGTAAGGATGTACTCCGAATTTATTTTGTTACAATTCATGCAAACAGCAGACAATATATCTGATGGAAGGGATTTTTCTTTCCCGGTATTAGTCTTTCCTCCTTTCATCTGCGAAATTTTAGATTGAGCAGATTTCACTCCATACTTTGTTTCTATTTCATAAGGGGTTATACCAGCTTTTTCTATTGCTTCAAAAAATCTATCAATCATTCCCATAAATTATATCTTTTAATTTGATGCTTTATAAATATAAAGTATATTTGTATCGGAATCAAGTTGCGGATGATTTCGACTAAATTGTTTAACTGTTCCCATTAAGGGACTATATAGGCGACTTAACTTCAAACCGCAACTTTGGAGTTGGTCGCTTTACTTTTATAGTTATGGTAATAATCAATCCTTTTCTATTTGAATCAATGAGAATGCAAATAGAAGAGTCATCTCATACGCCAAACAAAACAATCTGTAAGGATCCATTTAAAGAATCAAACAGGCTTATTGATAATGCAAAAGAATCATACTTCAAGATCTTGAAGGAAGAGAAGCGCGCTATCAGAGAAAGTGCCAATCCTTCCGAGTTTAATCTTTAGTTTCCTTGTGAATGCATCGTCAAACAGTGTATATCCATATCGTGTTTTAAGTTCTTTCAACTGATTAATAACATAATCTATATCTTCCTTATCTTTAGTCTTTTCAGTGGTCTCAAGCATCATGTAAATAGATTGCCTTATATCTGCTATATTTTTTAATTTCATAGCCATGTGTAGCAGGCGTATCTCTATATACATCATAGTTTTTGCTGTATGAATTACATGATGGTCACTTATGTCCTGTAATTTTTCTTCTATTTCATTTTTAAGGTCGTTTTTTAACCCAAAAATGTTATATCCAACCATTACGGCTAATGCTCCTACAACGAAAGAAAGAAAAGCAATCATAGAATCGAATAGAGTCCATGTTACAGGCTCGTATTTGCATAGCCATAGCAATATTGCAATGACACTTAATCCAAGTGCTATCCACGCTATCCAATTTCTATTTCTGTCTTCTTTCTTCATATTATAATAAGGTATAACCTGCTTTTATAGTTAAATAATGTTGTTATACTTTATAATTGTAAAGCAATTCTTTGTTGCTTTACAATTATAAAGTATATTTGCATTATCAAATTAAACTGATACAAAGAAACGAAGATTAATTCAGATTTCAAATAGTATAAACATATTAAAATACACGATTATGAGAACAAGAGAATTTTTACACGAAGTAATGAGCCTTGCTTGGCAGTTCGTTAAGCGTAATGGCTACACCATGAGCGAAGCAATGAAGGTCGCTTGGGCTAATTTGAAACTGAAAGGTGAGATGAAGAAGAAGATAGTGAAGTTCTACTTCAAAAAAGTGGACGGTTCTGTTCGTGAGGCATACGGTACACTAAATGAAAAGCTGATGCCTGCCATCACTGGTACTGACAACAGAAAAAAGAATGATACCGTCCAGACTTACTATGATACTGAACGCCAAGAATTCAGATGCTTCAAAAAAGCTAATCTGATGTCAATCGCATAAAAGATATGGATATGAATGCTTACACGATTAACCAGCAGTTGGATAGCCTTTATAAAGATTTAGAGGCTGCCCATAACAATGATGAAGAGGCTGTCTGCCTGATGTTCAATGCTGATAGCAAAAAAGAAGCTATCCAGTTGATAACGGATGAGATAGACAGTTTGGAAGATGCCTTAAAAGGTTTTGAAACTTGTGAAGATGATGGCATGGACTACGATGCTCTATGCCGGGTACAAGGTATCAGCCGATACGCATAATACACGATTATGCAACGCACGACAGCCCTACAGACGGATTGAACGGCAACCGATAGCGAGAATCGGGTAGGGTGCTATTGATTGGTTCTTTGACATATTGATACGATAAAAAGATATATTTCTGCGAAGGCACGTAAGCGAAGCCAGTGATGGTGGATAGTGGTGGGTGCAAGTGGAACGGAATTGACACCGATAGCAACCGAGGATAAGCCGACAATGGGCGAATGGTTGTATATGTCTGATGGTGGTAAAGCCACGAAGTTGAAATGATTTTTACTTTCAGCACGCCAATTTGTCTTTAGCGTGATGAGTATGCTTGGTTAGGCACAAGTATCGCTGAAAGGTCTTATAGTCTGTACTGAACTGAAATAAGGTTCTGCTATTCGATTAGGGTACAGATACTTATTTAAATTTATACGATTATGAAAACAATCCAATTCGTTTTATCTATATTGGTTGGTATATGTGCTGCCGGTATGCTTTACGGGGCTATTACTACTTACAGTCCTATGAAAATATTCTCTATCACTATAATGAGTGTTATATGTGTAGGGTGTGTGTCGCTCATGAGAATAACTTATAGAGAACTTAAAACAGACCGCTAAAAGGTAGTCCTATAATCCGGCACAAGGCGCATGGGGATGAGTGCACAATCACCTTGTAAACCAGCTGGGCGGTAATTTATGAAGTAGCATTGTTGGAATGCGTGTAAGCGATTAATTGTTGGTATTAACTTATATTCTAATTTATATATTCATTTAGCTTACAAGAAGTAGGTTCGACTCCTACCTTTTTAACGACATTTTAAATTTATACGATTATGACAGTGGAAGAATTAAGAGGCATGACGCATGAAGATTTAGTAAGGCGTGTGCAGGAACTGGAAGAGGCTAACGAGAAATTAGCTGAAGAGAAAAATACATGGTATAAATCTTGGAGTGATTTGAACCGGAAGTTTGATCATTTCAAGAACGCGGTTAAAAGCATTGTTCTGATAATAGATTAGATATTCGTGTTTTATATTGTGTTTGTACTGGGTGTGCCGTCCGTGAGGATAGTGCACCTTTTTTAATCGGATGGTTAGCTTATCGGTTAGAGCTTCGTGTTGCGCAAACAATTGGCACGATTGAGAGGGGTTCGATTCCCTTACCATCCACGAATCATTAATTAAATTTTACTCTTATGGCAAAAGAACTGAAAGAAAGAACAGAAATCAAGAAAAAGCTGAAAAAGAAGAATGACAGAATCAGCTTTGACTTTAGCGACAAACTTGCCGGACAGCTTCGCAGGTGTACCGCTGATCTTAACAGGCTGGCAAGGATTGATCGGATAATAGACAAGAAGCAAACTTTGTATTCGGTGGACACTAACAGGGAAGCCGGATATATTGAGGTTATTCGCAATTATTAATCAGCTGACTTACACGATTATGAAGAGAGTTTTTAATGAACTTACACCTGAATGCGAGATTACGGCACGAATGTATGCACAAGGGTATGAGAAAAAAGAAATTGCAAACCTCAAATGCCGAGCGGTCAGCACGATAAACAACCAACTGCAAAGAGCTTTTGAGATTTTGAACGTAAGGAACGGCAGAGAACTGGCAACCATGCTATATGAGAGAATAGCTGGTATGAAGTTCACGATGGACTTTTCACCTACTATTAGGTCGGCTGTTGCTTTCTGCCTGTTGTGCATCTTTTCTTTTTCGCTCTATCACGAACAGGGCGATATGAGAAGGGGACGAAGAACGAGAGTTGAACGAATTGAAAGAACTGGACGGTATGGAGGTAAGACTTGAATTATTTGAATTTAAAAATATCTGCATGGACATGGCGGAGCTTGGTGCAGCTGCCAGTGAGAAGAAACGGTCTCCTGTATCTGATGAAATCAAGCAAAGAGAAGCGTTCAGATGGTTAAAGACACTTGGGTATGAACCTAACTTTTTGGAAAAGTTAGAGAAAGAAGGATTGGTGCATAAGAAAAGAAAAGGCTCATCCAGAAATTCTCCTATCATATATTCCAAGTTCGAGATACAATCCGCTATTAATGCTTTTAAAATGAGTAAATATCTGAACAAATAACCCTATAAAATTTACGATTATGTCACTGATTAAGAAAAGTAATGAATTAGTTATCCCGACCACCGTGAAGATGATGATTTACGGTCAAGCCGGAATGGGAAAGAGTACGGTAGCATTGAGCGCACCGAAACCGCTGCTGTTGGACTTCGATAACGGCGTGAAGCGCATGAACATGGCGCACTTGGAGAATATAGACACGGTACAGGTCACTTCATGGAGCGATGTTCAGCAAGTTCTTCAAGAGGACTTGTCCGCTTATCAGACCATTGTAGTAGATACCATCGGCAAGATGATGGACTTCATCATTACTCACAAGTGTGGAACCCGCCAGCCGTCCATCCGTGATTGGAGCGGTATCAATGCAGAGTTTTCATGGATGACACGAACACTTTCGGGGCTTAACAAGCACATCATTTTCGTTGCCCATCGCGACACAAGAAAAGAAGGTGATGATACGGTGTTTATCCCTGCCTTGCGTGAAAAATCCTACAACTCTATCGTTACTGAACTGGATTTGCTCGGTTATCTTGAAATGAAAAGCGAAAGAGGCGTCCAAAGACGTACCATCACTTTTGACCCAACTTCAAGAAATGACGGTAAGAATACTTGCAATCTTCCTTCAGTGATGGAAGTTCCTACCATCCTTGACAAGAATGGTAATCCAACCGCCAAGAACGACTTTATCACTGCCAAGATAATCAATTCGTATTTGGGTATGCTTGCTGCCAAGAAAGAGGCACAGGAAAAGTATGATAAAGTTATTGAAGAGATAAAAGAACAGATCGAACTTATTACGGATGCGGAATCTGCCAATAATTTTATCGCGCAAATAGATAATTTTGAGCACGTTGGTTCTTCAAAGCAAATGGCGGCAAAGTTGGTAGCTAACAAAGCGAAGTCTTTGAATCTGAAACTTAATTCAGAAAAGAAATATGAACCAGCAGCCTAAATATCGTATTTACGCAACGCTTCTTGATGCCTTTGGGGCATATCTGAATAGTGATGTGATTTGGGATAAGTACTGGGGGTGGTCAGAAAATCCACCCCATACTCCTGAAGAATTTCACGAACAACAGTTTCAAGAACTGATAGACCGGATTAACCGCAAGCCATTCGATAGCGAAGCGGCAGACCGTGGCACGGCTTTCAATGAAATCATTGATTGTATGATTGAGAACCGTAAATCTTCTATAATGGAAATTAGCAAGGCATATCACGATGACGGAAAACTTTACGGGATAAAAGCTGTTTACAACAATCGCACTTTCACTTTTTACATTGACCTTTGCCGCGAGTTTGCCAACTACTACAAAGGAGCATTAACCCAACAAAGAGTAGAAGCCATCTTGCCTACTGCATACGGTAGTGTATTGGTTTATGGTTTGATTGACGAACTGATGCCTACCAGTGTTCACGACATCAAAACAACCGGTAGTTATACCGTGGGAAAGTTCAAAGATCACCACCAGCATTTAGTTTATCCTTATGCTCTTATGCAGAATGGGTCGGATGTACGGACATTTGAGTATAACATTGTAGAGTTCAACAAAGGCGGTTATGTGGTAGATACCTATACAGAAACATACGTTTTCAATCCTGAACGTGATATTCCTATTCTTACTAATCATTGTGAGGAGTTTATCCGGTTCTTGGAAGAAAACAGAGAACTTATAACCGATAAAAAGATTTTTGGAGGAGAAAATTAATGGCAAACCAAATAACCGGACGGATAATCGAAATTGGACAAACCGTTCAAATACCATCCAAAAACGGTGGTTCCTCATTTACAAAACGGGAGTTTATTTTAGATGCTACTACTTACGACCCTTATACGGGAGAGCGTAGCGAGTATGAAAACATTATTCCCTTAGAGTTTTCAGGCGATAAGTGTGCAGAACTTGACCGCTTTAATCAGGGTGATGTTGTTACTGTATCATTTGTCTTACAAGGTCGTTCGTGGACGAACTTGGATGGAGAACTTAAACGTATGGCATCCATTCGATGTTATAAGATAGAGGCACGTGGTGGTGTATCACAACCTCCCCAAACTGCACCTGCACAACAGCCTGTTCAGCAGCCGACGCCACAGTCTACCTATCAACAACTGCCGGATTTTCCGCCTCCTGTTGATGCGAATGGTAATCCCAAGGACGATTTGCCATTTTAGCGTATGATTTTCGACTTGAAGAATGAATATATGGAAGAAATTTGGAAAGATGTAAAAGGATATGAAGAGTTATACCAAGTGTCTAATTATGGTCAGATACGTTCAGTTGATAGAACTGTTGGATATAGGTATAAAGGAAAACAAAGGATATACAAAGGTCGTATGTTAAAGCAAGTTGTAAGAAATGGATATTTATCTGTAAGTTTATCGAAAGAAAATAAACTAAAACAGAAAAATATTCATCGACTTGTTGCCGAAGCCTTTCTACCTAATCCATTTAATTTACCTGTAATTAATCATATAGATGAAAATAAGAAGAATAATATGGTTTCTAATTTGGAATGGTGCTCTTGTGCCTATAATACAAATTATGGTAGCGGTAGAAAGAAACAAGCAGAATCTCAACAGAAGGTAGTATTGCAGTATGATAGGAGTGGAAATTTATTAAATCAGTATCCATCTGCAACGATTGCGGCATTAAAAAATGGCTATAATCTTAAAACTATATCTCAATGTTGTCGAGGACATATTAAAAGTGCATATAATTATATATGGAGGTATAAATATGATATTTAACCTAAATAATTCTTTTGAACATGATAGGTTTAAAGAGTATGTAAATCAATTATATAAGCAAAAGGCTATTGTGGAAGTGAAAAAGAAACTACCTAACCGCACGCTTGCCCAAAATAGCTACTTGCATCTTCTTTTAGGGTATTTCGGTAGTGAATACGGTTGCAGTCTCGACGAAGCCAAGATTGACTTCTATAAGAGGACTTGCAACCGTGATTTGTTTGAACGTAAGACGGTCAACAAGAAAGGCAATGAAGTAACCTATTTGCGCAGTTCTGCCGAGCTGACAACAGGTGAAATGACTTTGAGTATTGACCGTTTCCGTAATTGGAGTGCATCAGTGGCAGGTATCTATCTGCCGGCTGCGAATGAACATCAAATGCTGATATACGCCCAGCAGGAAATACAAAGAAATCAAGAATTTATTTAGTTATGATAGAAACAAGAAAAACAGAAATCAGGTATGTGACATCTGACCCGAAAAAGATGCTCAACATGTACCTTGCAAAACGTGTCCTCAAAACATGGGAGGAATCTTTCATTGATGAAGATACAGGTGAAACAGTAACCATCGAACGGAATGAAATTCTTTTTGACCGTGGCACGCTGATAGACCAAGACACTTTGGCGAAAATTCGTTTCAGTATGGAAGCTGACGGCATTAAGGAAGTGGAAGTCAGCAACCAGAACCGCTTGGCATTCGAGAACGAGAACAAATTCTTATATCCCTATCTTGCACAGGCACAAATAGGGGACAAGAAACATAAGTTCCTGCTGTATGCCACCGGATTGGAAAATTCTTGTAGTATCTTGAAAGATTACATCGAACTAAACTATATGTTCGGATTCACCTTGACAATGGTCAAGGAGTTCGATTCTTGCGTGATTCTTACTGACAATTTGAAAGAACGCAAGGTAGATGATGCCACCCTCGAAGAATTAAAAGATACATTCCTTTTAAACGATTCTGTAACGGAAGAAGATGAAGAAGAGGGAGATTCCAAGCCCAATGAAAAGAAATTCTATCAGATTGAGACGAAAATCACATTCACGGATGGGGAGAATGAAGACGAGAGAGTTCAGACTTTTGTCGTGAACACCTTCAACGTTGACAGAGCAATGATGCTTATTACCCACTATCTCAAAAACAAAGAGGAAGAATGTGAGAAACAAGCCAAAGAAAAGGGACATGAGTTCAGAAAGAGGGAAATCCATACAGCCATTGAATCTGCTAAACCTATCCCGGTCGGGCGTTTTATTCCGAAAGAGTTTTCAATGGCTTATATGGAATAACTTTGTTAACCTGCCTGCTCGGTCTGTGAAGATATGGCAGGCGAACATGGAGAAGTGACGGAATTGGTAGACGTTAATCAAGATGTGAGGTGCAAAATTCCAGGATAACCGTTAATAACCAAGCCGGCAACCTGCGAGACATCTTAGGTAGAATGATTTAAAATCATATAACCGCAAAAACACCACTCGTCCCGGTTCGAGCCCGGGCTCTCCACATAAATGTGAGCCACACATAAATGGCAAGGGTTAGTAAATAATGGTTGTGCCCCGGAGAATACGCTTCGGGGCTTTTAATGGAAAATTATGGATGAATTATTAACTGGTAAGATTTGCCCTTATTGCGGTAGGTCTACTGAATACGTGGATAGTTCTGTAATCTACGGACGCTCCTACGGTATGATTTACCTCTGCCGAGATTGTAGGGCTTATGTCGGAGTACACAAGGGTACAGACCAGGCGTTAGGGCGTTTGGCAAACGCGGAACTAAGGGAAGCCAAGAAAGAAGCCCACTTCTACTTCGACCAGGTAGCTAAGACCAATCTTATCAATAAAATTTGGAAGAAACATATCCCCAACACTTCAAACAGAAACAAAGCCTACCTGTGGCTATCCAATCAACTGGGCATACCACGTGAGCTTTGCCATATCGGAATGTTTGATGTGGAGGATTGTAAACAAGTTGTTGAACTGTGTAAACCAATAATAGAAAACTATGGAAAATAAAGCAGTAGCATTTATAAAATCAAACGAATGGTTTAAGTCCACTATGGTAGAGCATGGAACGCATAACGGATATGTGGCTGTTCCCTCTGCGAACAAATATCATGGAATGTCTTATTTTGATATTGATGATATAAGTGTACATGGAGGTATCACATTTTCAGAACCGGCAATAAGCGGTGAAGAATCTATCGGAAGCAAAAGGAAAATTAATTCCAAGTATGTCGGAAAAAGAAATCCCATATTGGATGATGTGGAATTCATTACCGATAATACGGAAATAGGTGATGACTGGTGGATATTCGGGTTTGACACATTCCATTATGGAGACAATGAATATGACTGGGACAAACAAGCCGTCGTTCAAGAGACAAGGTACTTGATGAAACAATTGGACAAATAGAAAATGCCGTACTACATAAAACGAAAGGCTAAGAAGAAAGACAAGCCTTTACCTCTGTTTGATAAAGCAGGGATAACAGTAAAGAAGAAGCCGGATTTGAAAGCTAAGCTCGACAAGGAGTTTTCCCTTTTTATCCGGCTTCGTGATTGTATGCCAAACGGTTTCTTCCGATGTATTTCATGTGGACAGATAAAGCCGTTTACACAAGCGGACTGCGGGCACTATTTCAGCCGCACACACCTGGCGACACGTTTCGATGAAAATAACTGCCATGCCGAATGCCGGCACTGTTTAACACCGGATTCTCTCGTCTTAATGAAAGATTTTATATGGAAACAGCTTGGTGAAATTAGTGTTGGTGAAGAAATATTTGCTTTTGACGAAGAAGTAATTTATAAAACTTCACGAAGATATAGGGTTGGAAGGGTTACACACATAGAACGTGATATTCAAGATGTGTATGAGGTAGAGTTAGAGAATGGAGATAAAATGAAGACAACTGCTAACCATAAATGGCTCGCAAGGGCAAGACAAGGAACTTCATACACATGGATTGAAACACAAGAAATGTGGGTTAATGGCGTAAATCTTCATGGGAAGCACAAGACCGGACCTCATACAGATAGGACTACGACCATTGTCTGTAAACCATTTCAAGTAATACAACAAGAAAAATCCTATGAAAGCGGATGGATTGCGGGAATGATTGATGCTGACGGACATATTTGTCAACAGAATATTTCTAATCCAGATGGGACGAAACGCTATGGTTTTCGTGTCGGTATAGCCCAATGTGAGAAGTACATGGATATTTGCTCTGAAATAAAACGCTTACTTGAAAAGTTCACAGGAAATAATAAAACTTGTCGGCAGATGATGGAAGATTCAAATAGGCGTGGCACGTTTAAAAAAACGTATCAATCTTGGCAATTTCTTATAACAGGTACAAACATAGAGAAGCTCCAATTTTTAATGCGTGTTCGTCCGCATAAAATTGAAAAGGTGGATATTGAAAAACTTGGCAAACTAAAATCTCAATATGATACCAAAGTGAAAGGTATCAAATATATAGGTAAAGAGGAGATTGTCGTGATGGAAACGGATACGCGTACTTTCATTGCTAACGGCTATGCCATGCACAACTGCAACAGGTTCAAAGCCGATCATTTGGAAGACTATCGGGTGAATCTGATAGCCAAAATCGGGCAACAGAAATTTGACTTGCTGAAAGTGAAAGCTGATGGTACTTCCAAAATGACTGATTTTGAGTACGAACAGCTAATCAAGTATTACAAAGCACTTAATAAGAAATTACGAAAGGAGAAAGGGTTATGAGTTATAAAAAATCATGTAATAAGATGCCTGATTTGTCAGGACATAAGTTCGGTAGATGGCTTGTATTGCATAAGGATTTGGATAGATTAGACCATAAAGGAATTAAATCTTATTATATCTGTCAATGTGATTGTGGTTCTATTCATTCTGTTAGTGCTTATGGATTACGAAATGGAACATCAAAAAGTTGTGGGTGTAAAACAAAAGATAGAATCACTAAGTATAATTATAGGCACGGTTTGTCAAGAACTGATATTTATAGGATTTTTAGATGTATGAAAGAACGATGCTATTCACCTAAACATTCAAGCTATAAAAATTATGGAGGCAGGGGAATAGGTATCTGTGAAGAATGGAAAAATAATCCTGAGTCGTTTGTTAATTGGGCTTTGAATAGTGGTTATCAAAAAGGGCTTACTATTGATAGAAAAGATGTAAACGGAAATTATTCTCCTGAAAACTGTAAATGGGCTACCAGAAAAGAGCAGGTTAGAAACCGAACTAATACTGTATATATACATATTGATGGCAATCGGTATTCTCTTTCTGAATTTTGCGAAAAGCATAATCTTAGTTATGGAGCCGCATGGCAGAACTTTAGGAGAAATAATAGAAATGAAGAATTATTAATCAAATACTTATTGAGAAAATGCAATTCCGTTTGAGAGATTACCAACAGAAAGCCTCTGATGCTGCCGTTTCTTTCTTCAATAACAAGGCGAAGAAAACAAATGCCATTATGGTGTTACCTACGGGCAGCGGAAAGTCGCTTATCATAGCGGATATAGCCGCAAGGCTTGACGGTCATACCTTGGTGTTCCAGCCCTCGAAGGAAATACTCGAACAGAATTTCAAGAAACTCTGCTCGTACGGTATTCTTGATTGCAGCATCTATTCGGCTTCCTTCAACTCAAAAGAGATAAGCCGGATAACATTCGCCACCATCGGCAGTGTGAAGAATCATCCCGAACTGTTCACCCACTTCAAGAACATCATTGTGGATGAATGTCATCTTGTAAACCCCAAAGAGGGAATGTACAAGGATTTTTTTGATGCAGTGAAGTGTAAGGTTCTTGGACTGACAGCAACGCCATACCGTTTAAGCTCCAGTCGTGATTTCGGCTCCATGCTGAAATTTATCACTCGGACAAAACCTCATGTCTTTTCAGAGGTCATTTATCATGTACAGGTATCAACCCTATTAGATATGGGCTACTTGGCGAAGTTGGATTACTATTCAATGAATCCTTCAGGGTGGAATGAACTTAACTTGAAAGTAAATACTACTGGTGCCGACTATACGGATAGGTCAGTTCAAAAAGAATATGAACGGATAGACTTCTACGGTTATCTCGTTCATATCGTCCAAAGGCTGATGAATCCCAAAGCCGGAGGAAAACGGAAGGGTATTTTGGTCTTTACCCGTTTTTTGAAAGAAGCGGAACGGTTAACGATGTCAATACCCGGTTGCGCCATCGTTTCAGGTGATACTCCTAAGAAAGAACGTGAACATATTCTTGAGGCGTTCAAAGCTGGTGAAATTCCGGTAGTAGCTAATGTGGGTGTACTTACGACTGGCTTTGACTATCCGGAACTTGATACGGTCGTTATGGCACGTCCTACAATGTCACTTGCCATGTGGTATCAGATAGTCGGTCGTGCCATCCGCCCGCATCCTTCTAAAGAATGTGGATGGATTGTGGATTTATGCGGTAACATCAAACGTTTCGGAGAGGTGTCGGATTTACGATTGTTTGATAGCGGTAATGGTAAGTGGGCTGTATTTTCTAACGGAAGGCAATTAACTAACGTGAGATTCTAAGACTATGGACGAAGGATTTTTGAGGCTAAGCCGCAGGTTTTTCTCGAATGAAATGTGGAATGAAGCCCGTACTTTTAGCAGTTGCGAAGCGTGGTTAGACTTAATTCAGTCTGCACGATTTGAGGCAACGCCCCGAAAGGAGAGTATCGGAGGTCGAGAAATCTCTTATTCAAGAGGTCAATATCCTGCATCCATAAGATTTCTGTCACAGCGTTGGAAATGGTCTGAAAAGAAGGTGCGTTCCTTTCTTGTGCATCTTAGAAAGAAAGGTATGATAACTGTTGAGTGCAATCAAGGAATGAACCTTATAACCTTATGTAAATATGAAGAATATAATCCAATGGGCACAACCAAGGGCACAAGTAAGGACACAGGTATTGAAAAGGAAATCAATGAATTAAGACACGAATGGGCACAACTAAGGGCACAACTTGGGGCACAGCCCATGAACAACAATCTACCGCAATCCGAACTTTTACAAAAATCAGGGCACACAGAGGGCACAAATACAAAGAAAGAAGAAAGAGAGTATATAGATATATCTCTACATCAAAAGAAAGAAAATACTCCTGACGGAGTATCAAAGAAAGCCAAGCTTTCTTCGCCCTCCCCCTCTGAAAAGATTGATTACAGCGGATTGATGGAATACTATAATACCACATTCAAAGACAGACTCCAGCAGATAAGATCAATGACTGATGTGAGAAAAAAGGCTGTAAAAGCCCGGATAGCCCAATATGGGAAAGAGTCAGTGAGGAGTGTTTTCAATCTCATTCTTCAATCCCCGTTCCTACTTGGAGCTAATGACCGCAATTGGAAATGCGACTTTGATTGGATTTTCAAACAAGCAAACTTTACTAAAATATTGGAAGGAAACTATAATGGGACAAGACTTAGTAAAAATCAACAGGATAGCGAGCAGCGAAAACGTGATTCAGTTCTTGCAGTCGCTACAACCGTTAGAGAAGCTGCCGCAAAAAAGAGAAAGGAACTTGAAGCAGAGGGCGTTATTGAATAAATATCCCGATCCTGCACAATTCATTCTTGATTACAACCCTGATTTGCAGTTCAAACTTGTCAGATGTAATGCAACCCATTCAGAACTGGCGTTGAATGACAGCATTCCGAGTTTAGGGCTATTGTCTTCTACTTATGGGGATGAAACACCGATAGAATGGCTAAAGATACAATTTGGCTCATTGAATGACTTTGCAGAAGTTTCAACCAAGATAGCGAAAGAGCAACTTTCTGAACTATCGGAGATATTCCTTTCGGAGTATTATTATATAAATGCCGCTGAAATCTGTTTTTTCATAGCACGGTTTAAGTCAGGGAAGTATGGGCGGTTCTACGGTTCAATAGATCCATTGAAAATAACAAGTGCGATGCTGGACTACGTTTCTGAACGTCGGAAAGATATTGAACGGAAAGAGCGTGAACGATACAGAAACCAACGTGAAAAAGAGATAGAGGAGCGTGGAGATAACAGAATCTCTTATGCTGAGTACATTGAAATCAAGCACCGTGCTGATGCAGGAGATGAGGAAGCTAGAAAAATGCTGATATCACCATGAGAATAACCGTTTACTGGGTAACAAGAAATCCGGATGTTATCGTAAGAATCCGGAAAAAGTTCAATATCCCAAGTTATACTTCCGTGAACTACGAAACAGAATGTGAAATCAAGAATGAAGACTTTCCACTGTTAGAAGAAACAGAACGAAGGGGATTCATTCGAATTAGAAATAAGAATACACGATTATGCAAGGAACAGACAAACTGAATACGATAACCAACATCGTATTTGTCCTCACGGACGTTTTAGAAACCAACCTTCTAGAAATGCAGCAGCAATACAAGAAGGAAGGCTTTGAATTGCGGCACGATTCAAAAAGAAACTTCAACACAGCCATAGCCGCGATAAAGAGATTGAAAAGTGATGTGAATCATTGCAGCGAATCCACTCAGGAAAACTTCGGCAATGATTCTGACATGGTGAACGCCATGTTGCTCACACTGATTGACAGATGCGGTGATGATGACAACCTCGCTTATAAGATGTACGAATACATTAAATCTTTCCCGTCCAAACTGAATCTAGACTTGGATTTGGATAATGTGTTCAGCCACCTGTTTAGAAAGGAGAAATCAACAAAAGAATAGCATAATGAAAGATTATATAGAATTTTTGAAAGACAAGATGGCAATCAGCCATCAGACTGGGTTTGAAGTCAGACCGGAAGAAATTTCCCCGTATTTATACCCTCATGTGAAAGATACAGTACGTTGGGCTATTTCCGGCGGTTGCAGGGCGATATTCTCCAGCTTCGGTATGCAGAAAACCGTAACCCAGTTGGAGATACTGCGGGTGATCCTGAACCGCACAGGAGGCAAAGGGTTGATAGTTTGCCCCAAGCGTGTAGTAGTGGAGTTCCTGACACAGGCCGAAAAGCATCTGGGTATGAAAGTGACCTATGTACGTACTATGCAGGAGGTGAAGCAATGTCCGACCAATATCATGGTGACAAACTATGAACGTGTCCGTGACGGCGAGGACGGAATAAGAATAGAACCTTCCTACTTTACCGTTACCTCATTGGATGAAGCGAACGTGTTACGTGGATTCGGAACCAAGACCTATCAGGAGTTTCTTCCTATGTTTGCAGAAGTTCCGTACAGGTTTGTCGCAACAGCCACACCGTCACCCAACAGATACAAGGAGCTGATACACTATGCCGGCTACCTTGGAGTGATGGATACCGGGCAGGCACTTACAAGGTTCTTCCAGCGTGACAGCACGAAAGCGAACAATCTTACCCTCTATCCCCACAAGGAAAAGGAATTCTGGTTATGGGTAAGTACATGGGCGTTGTTCCTCACCAAACCGTCCGACCTCGGTTATCCCGATATAGGATATGAACTGCCTGAACTGCGTGTACATGAGGAAGTGGTTAGTGTGGATAACTCCACTGCCGGAGCCGACCGTGACGGGCAGGTGAAAATGTTCCGTGAGGCTGCTCTAGGCCTTGCTGATGCAGCTAAGGAACGTCGGGACAACATGCAGGAAAAGATTGCCCGTGTGGTAGAGATTATCAATCGCCCGGAAAACAAAGACGACCATTTCCTTTTATGGCATGACTTGGAGGCTGAACGTGAGGCACTCTGCAAGGCAATTCCCGGATGTAAGGCTGTGTATGGCTCGCAAGATGATGATGAAGCCGACAGGGTGATAGCGGATTTCAAAGACGGCCGTCTGAAATATCTGGTCGCCAAACCTGAAATGCTTGGTGAGGGTTTGAACTTCCAGTACCACTGCCACAAGGCAATCATGTTTATTGACTACCGTTTCAACGACAAGTTCCAAGCGATAGCCCGTATCTACCGTTTCATGCAGCAGCATCCCGTAGAGCTTTACTTGGTGTATGCCGAAAGCGAAGGTGAAATATTCAAATCATTCATGCAGAAGTGGGCGCAACACCGCCAGATGGTAGCCAAGATGACCGATATAGTCCGCAAGAACGGTTTGTTCGGTTTGCAGGCAGAGGAAAAGATGATGCGGTGGATGTTTGCCAGCAGGGAAGAAAAGTCCGGCAAACTGTGGAAAGCTATCAATAATGACAATGTACTTGAATGTCAGAAGATGGAAGATAATTCGGTAGACCTGATTGTAACCAGTATCCCGTTCTCCAACCACTACGAATATACGCCTACCTACAACGACTTCGGGCATAATGAAGACAACGGCAAGTTCTTTGAGCAGATGGACTATCTCACCCCGGAGCTTATGCGTATTTTAAAGCCCGGCCGGTTGGCCTGCATCCATGTAAAGGACCGTGTACTGTTCGGCAACGCTACGGGTGACGGTATGCCCACCATCGACCCGTTCAGCGAAATGACAGTGTTCCATTATCTGAAGCACGGGTTCCGCTACATGGGGCGTATTACAGTGGATACGGATGTGGTGAGGGAGAACAACCAGACTTATCGGCTTGGATATACAGAGATGTGCAAGGACGGTTCAAAGATGGGTATCGGTTGCCCGGAATATGTTCTTCTCTTCCGAAAGTTGCCTTCTGATACCTCACGAGCCTATGCTGATTTGCCGGTGACAAAGAATAAGAGTGAATACTCGCTTGCCCGTTGGCAGATAGATGCCCATGCAAGTTGGAAATCTTCTGGTAACTCTCTATTGAGCTATGAGGACATGAAAGGAGCCGGAATAGATAAGATACGCCATCTGTTCAGGAACTACGAACGTGAACATATATATAACTACGAGGAACATGTATCATTCGCTGAAGAATTGGAAATATACGGAAAGCTGCCTAAAACATTTATGGCCGTTGACCCTGTAAGCAAGAAAGATTGGATATGGGATGATGTCACCCGTATGCGCACACTCAATACCAAGCAGTCACAGAAGAAACGGCAGAACCACATCTGCCCTTTACAGCTCGATATCGTTGAAAGACTGATTGAACGGTATTCAAACAAGGGTGAGTTGGTGTTTGACCCCTTCGGAGGTATCGGCACAGTACCTTATTGTGCCATCAGACTGAAACGTAAGGGATTATCTACTGAACTAAATTATGACTATTGGAAAGACAGTCTTTCATATCTGTATGAGGCGGAGATGGAGGTCAGCGCACCCACATTGTTTGACTTGATAAATGTAGGATAAAAAAGAATGGAGAGCAGGTGTCGAACCTGCGCCTCCACAATGAGTGGCATTCTTTCCACTTAAACTACTCCATTCTCTACTCCACTCAAATTGAAAAATCCCCAAATTCAGTTGAGTTGAAAATTCAACAAGGCTTTCCTTTCGGCATAGCCTAAAGGAGATAATTCCTAAATTGAGTTTAAAGCCAAATTTGTTTTTAATTATTGTCGGCTTTTTATTCTGAGAATTTCTGAAAATTTCTGAGATACGTTCTGAAATGAGCCGACAAGTATTTGTCGGTATTATTTTCATAAAAGTATTTATTAAAAATTAAACAATAATTAAAAAGCAACAAGGATTTGAACCTTAACGTCAATGCGTACCATTTAGTTACTTGGCACAAATATAAGTAAAAAATAATAAGATGAAAGCAATAACCATAAAACAGCCGTGGGCCTCTTTGATAGTTCATGGTATTAAAGACATTGAGAACCGTACTTGGCCCTGTCCTGATAAATATATTGGGCAGAAGATACTGATTCATGCAAGCTTAAAGCCTGACAGAGAACCTTACATGATATTCAATGATGTTCAAGCCGATGCGATAGATAATTGTATTATGGATGTGTGTGGGTATTAATAAACAGACTGGCGCAATCATTGGCAGTGTTGAGAGAGTAGGTTGTTCTATTAATCATCCTTCTATCTGGGCTGAGAAAACCGATACTGATAATAAAGGTTATTATGAAAATCCTATTTACAACTGGGTGCTGGCCTATTATGTTTATAATAAGTCAGACAACCAGTAGATTCAAGATATATTATGGAGTGAGTTTATTCTTTTTCAACATCTGTTTTAGTTCTTCAATTGCTAAAACACGGTCTTTTCCCCGGTGAATCATACAATGGCAATTAGGACATACAGGCATTAGATCGGTTTGGGGATCAACAATTTGTTCTCCAGTTTCAGAAAGAGGTTTTATATGGTGGATATGAATAAAACCACGACCGACTTCTCCATAAGATTCGAGAAAATTAAATCCACATACCATACATGTATAACCATGGATGTTTAGTGCCTGTTGACGTAATTCAGGTTTTCTTTCATATGTAGTTGAGTAAGTCTTTTTTTGCTTTCCCTCTGTTACATGGGATGTTAATTCTTCATTTTGATCTATCACAATTGAAATACAAGATTGAGAGAGTATTTTTTCATAGACTTCCTTGGTTATGGGTCTTGTCCCATCTCGCCAATAGTTTGTTTGGCGTGAAGTTGGAATGGTTTCTAAATAATGACCATCTTTATCCTTTGTAAAAATTGGACTATCAAATGCTTGGAAATTTATTATCTCAGAGAAATAATCATTCTTAGTAGAATTAGGATCAGGATATTGTTTGCCAATCTCTCCAATTCCAAAATAATGAGCTTTCGATGTCAAGCGGTATTTCTCATATTTTTTATCTTTAAGATTACCTTTATAATAAATAACCTTAGTTCCAGGTACAAGAGATTTCAAATGCCGTTTGGGATGATGATATAATTTCCCAGTCTTGTCTTTCCATTGTGATAAGTCATTTTCAGTTATGATAGCGTACATAGTTATTAATTCTTTTAGTTTGAGAACAAATATATAAGTTTTCTTCAAGTATATAAATTAAAATAGAAAAATAATTATTCCAATGAAACACCTAATAACCAAAATTGAGTATGTCACTGAGGCAGTCCGTGATACTCACAACGTAAACATCGAAACTGACAGTATTGAACAAACCCGCAAAGAATTACACAGATTGATGCTTTGTAATAGAATTCTATTGGTGTTTCAGGGCGAGAAGAAATAAATAACGTAAAACGGAACAGAAATGAATATAGATACAGAGTTTAATGTAGGTGATAGTGTATGTTACCTAAGTGGTGACAAAATATATCATACCACCGTTGGCAAAATAACTATTGAAATATCCTATATGTATGGAAATTATTGGATATATGATATACTAACAATTCCTAACCATGATTTAGTAGGATTGTCTGACAGACCTATTATCCATTATAATACCTACGAAGAAGCACTTGAAGCAGGATTACAGGAAGCATTAAAACTTATATGATTATGAAAACAATATTATTTACAATTATATTTATTATCGCCCTATTATGGGTTGGAGATCTCACAATTACATTTAAGCCGTTTTCTATATCACTTCCCGGTTGGTATAAGCCTGTAGGTATCCTTCTATTTTTTCTGTCAATGGCGGTATATACTATCGGAGAATATGCTAAAGGCTATAAACAGGGTTTCGATTATGGGATAAAAAAATGTGTTGAAATACTTGAAAAGAAAAATCCATGAGCAAACTATATAAAGTAACCATTTTCGGGGAATCATTCTTAATCGGGTGGTTCCCTTTTTCTTCACGCTGGTATAACAAGCTAAAGATAATCAAATGATAGTACGTCATTTTATAAGAGTTCCGGTTGGAAGTACTGTCTATTGCGACAATCAGCCGGTTAAAATACTGGAGAAAGGATATGCCCTTGCTCTATGTGATGTTAATGGGAAACGGGTATATATCACTTGCTATGATTTGGAAAAGAAACCATTCGTCAGCACGAATGGGGAAGAATGAAAAAGAGCCAACCCACGCACGACCATGAATCAGCTCTTCCTTACACGATTATGATGCAAATATACTATTTACTTTTAAAATAATCGTGTTATGGAACTGGATTTTAACAAAATAATTCGCCTTAAAAAGATTAGAATTGAGAAATCAGAACTTTCAGAAGAAGAGAATGCCTTGACTGCCCCGATTTTGAAAGACAAAAGCCTTATCCATGAAATCTACAAAATTTTCGTTGAGTTGCTGAATGAGAGGGGATGTCCGCCGAATATTGACAGTGTGACCCAGCGGAAAAAGTTCATTTTCATTATCCTGTATTTGTTTTCTCCAAGCTCGCTTGCTGGTGGAAAAATGACAGCAGGGTTACGTGAAGAGATGTCAAGGGTACTTGGGGTTCAGTCCAAGAGTACAATTTCCGACAACTGCGCTGATGTCGTGTTTCTGTATCAGAATTATGGGGATTTCAGCGGGGATATAGAGTATCTTTATACCGAAATCGTAAATCGGTTAAGAATCAAAGGGCTAATCAATTAATGAGCCGGGGCTTAGTGCTCCGGCTTTTGTTATGTGTACACGGTGTTAAAAGTAACAAATATGTTATTTCTTTCTTCATCTTTGCTTGTTTTATTGTAACAAATATGTTACTTTTGTAGTGTCAATTAAAAATGTTCTTTGATTTTATGAAGTATTCAGAGTTTTACAAATTGATTGAATCAGCTGGCTGGACAATCAAAAAGGGAAAGAAACATTATAAATATGTTCATCCCGACTTTGACTACTTTATTCCTGTTGGCAGACATCAGTCTCAAGAGATACCCAATGGTACTCTTGACAGTATGTTGAAAAAGGCAGGGTTAAAGAAGTGAAAGGACTGCACCCACTTCGGTGGGTGCTTTAATTGACGAATTTAAAATACACGATTATGAAGAAGATTAAGGCAATTATTGAAAAGGCGAATGATGGGGGTATTTCCGTATATTCGGAGGATGTGAACGGAGCGTACGGTTTTGGGCTTACAGAGCAGGAAGCGAAAGATGATTTTATGTCCGTACTTGAAGAGCAGGCTGAATATTATAAAGAAAAACATGGAGACTTTCCTGTGTGGTATAAGTCTGGGTATTCTGTTGATTACGTATATGATTTAAGCGGATTCTTCGAGGCATTTCCTTTCATAAATGCCAGTAAGTTTGCAAAGGAAATTGGCATGAATGAATCTGTCATGCGGAAATATAAGGGAAAGATTGTAACTGCTTCCGATAAACAAAGAGCTCTTATACAAGAGAGATATAATAATCTTCTCAGAAGAATGGAAGCTGTCAGATTCTGATATTCTAGCCGTGAGGCTCTGATATAAAATCAAGAACTAATTGACAACAGAAGGCGCATCATTTTGGTGCGCTTTTATTGCTTTTAATGAGGTTATCAATGAGTAAGCCGGAGTTTAATGCTCTGGCTTTACTTTTAATCTTTCACATATTTTTGGTAATACTCTCTTGTATTACTTGTTGGTAAAACAAGTGGAATGGAAAACTTTATTTTACTAACACTTTCATTTTGTATTGCATTTTCTGACGAAGTACCAACATTTATAATTTTGGCGATTCCTATTCCTGATTTATTACCTTCTTTTTCGGTAACGGAAATAGCTATGTCCATCTCTATATTTTGTACTTTGGTCTTTCGGTTATAATATTCATAATGAGATTCATTGTCAATATAATATTCTCCTTTTTCAGATTGAATATCATCGGGACAAATTAGGACATGTTTATCTTTGTATTTTTCTTGTGTTTCTGAAACAGCATCTATTATTTGACTAAGTGTTTCTTTTATAAAGTCTTTTAGTTCCATATTTTTTTATTTATAGTATTCTTTCCCTCGTATATTCTTGTGTTCCGGCATATGTGGTTCTCCGTCAAAATGTATTTTACCTCCACAGTGGGGGCAGGTGATGGTGTTGGCATCATCTTTTATATCCATATCATCAACAAAGAAGTCACCAACCTTGCATCCAATAACATCTGCTATCTTCTGTAATGTTCCTACTGTTGGATTTCTACTAAGGTTTTGGGCAAGTGTAACCCTTGTTATACCCATTTTTTTTGCAACGGATTCCATTGTGAAGCCTTTCTGCTTGATTATTGTCTTTACTTCCATGTGTGTATGATTTTAATCAGATGCAAATATAGGGGTAAAAATCGAATAAACAAATTAAATCAGCTTGTTTTGATTGAATATAGTCATTTGTATTAAAATATATTTAGATTATAATCATACTTATGCTGTTTTGTTAATATATGATAATAATCATACAAATAGTATATTTATTTATTGTATGTATGATTTTAATCATTACATTTGCATCATCAGAAACGAAGTAATAACAATTAAAAGATATACGATCATGGCAACAAAGAAGATTGATGAAAAGAAAACATTGAAGTATGCAGTAGCATTCTACTTCTGTATATCAGGTAAGATAAACTTCATGTTAGGCAATAAAATGTATCAGCATATAAATACTGTTTATGACCAAAGAGAAGATGGTAGAGGTTTCAATACCTGTGAAGTCGTTTATAATTACAAGGCTCAAAAGTACGAGGTTCTGAATGTAGATACAGAGATAGGTAACAAAGAGATTCAAATATTATAAGTTTAACCAGCAGGGCGTAAGCCCTGCGCAACAAAAAAGAATATGACCAAGAAAGAATTAATTGCAGCACTTGCAAATGTAAATGATGACGCGGTGGTATTGTTTGGCACGAAAGAAATTCAGTTTTTCGGTGCATTTGCTACACAGGTATATATTAACTGGGATAGTAATGAGGTTCTTATAGCCAATAAGCACACAGATGCCACAACACCAGTTTACTGCGAGTTATTACATGAGGATAAAACGCATTAACATAAATCGGCAGGGCGAAAGCCCTGCGCAATATAGAAGAATATGAAAGAAAATATATTTTTAAAAGCAGTTATAGAAAAACCGTTATTGAATAATGAACCAGAAGTTTTACACCTTTTCGTTCAAATTATCAATGAAATAACTTCTTGTATGTCAGAAGACGAGTTAAGAGGCTGTATGAGCTCTTTAATAGTAAGACACCCTTATTTTAAACTGTTTTTCGATTATGGTTTCGGACATAATCATATGTGGGTGAAAGCATCAGGTTCTTTAGAAAGATTGATATTGGTTGAGTTCTAATCCGGTAGCCTTATGGCTACCACAATATACACGATTATGAAAGCAGATTTAGTTTTAGTTATCAGCCCTGAAGCCCCACTGATGAAGCAACTGGGCAAGGTATTGGGTAAGATGGTAACCCCTTATGACTTCTCTACTATAGAGAGGGGTGAAAAGTACATCACCATACAGCATGATGAAACAGGGCTTGTAGTGGCTTATACGAGTGAAGAAAGATTGAACGTAAAAATGAATTAAGAATGAAGAATGTATTAGAATCTTTGAAAGAAAGTGTCAAGAGTGGCAAAATCACAATCAGAGAGGCAGCTATAAAGCTGCATAAAGCAGGGTGGACGAGTTTTGTAGACGTGGATAAAACGAAACAATTACTTGAATTATGAACTCAATAAATGTAAACGGTTGCAGCGTATGCCAGCCCGGCAAAGAGAATTACACTACCTACGCAACGAAGTTAGGCAGAAAGAGAGTGAGAATGTACCAGTACGATTACCGTACTGAAAGTGGTGAACTCTTTGCTTGTTGTGCGCCTACCTTAGAGGCGTGTAGAGAAAGACGGGACAAATGGCTTAGTTCACGACAATAAGCCAATTGTCGTGTATAACGATTGAAGATATTTCGTTATCTTTGGTTGTGGTAGTACCTTTGGGGTACTATCTTTTATGTATAAATTTTATAACGATATAGTGATATGAAGATTAATTATAATGGTCAAGAGATAGAAGCGTATTCGCTCATAATGACAAAAGAAAACGCTTTAGATATTTTGAATGGTAAAAAGAGCATAGAAACACGTATGCTTAGCGCCAAATATGAGAAGATGTTCACGGACTTTGCGCAAGTTGACGAAAACGAGAAATTTAGAAAAGCTGGACGCGAGCAAGAATGTCAACCTATTTTAAGGACTGATATAGAAGCTATTCATTTTTATAGTACTGGTGCACCATGGACACTTGATGTCGCCATTGATGAAATTGGTATAGGCGAAATAACAGAAGAAGGAATAAAGTTCATGCACGATGAATTTGATTTTCATGATTTCGATGAACAGCTAGAAGATTTCAAGAAAAATCCGCCCGAAGAAGTGCCATTGTTCTATTATTTACATATCTGTGAGATTATTCATCATGATGGATTGAAATAATATAAGCCACTTCGGTGGCTTTACTTATTGGTAAAAAGATTGTTTAATTTAAAATTTAAGATTATGGGAGAAACTTACGCAACTGATGCGAGCGGTAATAAATATCGCACTCGAAAAGACTATGAAGCTGGTCGTTTTCAATCTATGGGTAGAAATGCAGCCCAAAGAGCGAGAATTAATCGTAAGGTAGGTGGTAGGATTGCTTGATGATGAAAAAGGCAATAGATATAATAAAAACTATCGCCGAAAGGACTGACAGGGTTATATTGTTTCACTCGGCATCGGGTAAAGACAGTATAGCCCTTTTAGACCTTATTTCACCATACTTTAAAGAAATTGTATGCGTTTATATGTACGTTGTTAAAGACTTATCTCATATTAACCGTTATATAAACTATGCTTGTAATAAATATCCAAATGTTAAGTATGTGCAGATTCCTCATTTTGCAGTTTATTCCTATAGACGCATTGGGTATATGGGATGCGAGAAAAATGAGAAACAGAAACTTTACAGCATGGCTCAGCTTACAGATATAGTAAGGGAGAAATACAATATTGAGTGGGCTTTCTTCGGCTTTAAGCAATCCGATTCAATGAACAGGCGTTTGATGCTACGTACATACGACATGAACGGAATTAATGAAGCGCAAAAGAAGTGTTATCCATTGTCTGAATACAAAAATAAAGACGTCATGGATTATATTAGCAGGGCTGGTTTAATCAAACCGGAATCATACGATTCCAAGCATCAATCATCCGGAACGGACATAACGGATATTAACTACCTTCTTTTTCTTCGTAATAGATTTCCGGGTGATTTGCAGAAAGTTATAAATGAATACCCTTTGGTGGAACGAAAACTATTTGAATACGATTATGAAAGAACTAAAGCAAAGTGAGACAAGAATTATAAAGCGCTCCAAAATAAATCTGAATCCGATTAATCCTAAAAGGCATTCTGATGAGAGGGTAAAACTGCAAAAGAAGAACTTGCAAAAAGTGGGTTTCCTCGGCGGTATCGTATGGAATGAGAAATCGGGAAATCTTATAGACGGGCATCGCAGGATAAAAGCAATGGATTTGCATTATAAATACGATGGTACTTCCAGCACGGATTACAATGTTAAGGTTGAGGTCGTAAATCTGGATGATAAGGCTGAGAAGGAACAGCTTACATACATGGCCGTGGGAAATACTAAACCAGATATTGATTTGATAGCTGATTACATTAATGATATTGATTACTCCGATGTCGGTTTGAGTGAAGCTGAACTTAATGATATTCTATCCATAAGTGGTATTGATGATATTAGATTGTCTGATTCTTTAGATAATTTGCTATCTTCCCCGGTGAAAGAATCAAAGCGTCTTGATAGAACAGAAGAAGAAAAGAAAGCTCACATGAAAGAGGTTAAGCAACAGGTTAAGGCAGTGGCTAAGGAACGCCAACTCAATGAAGAAGCTTACATAATGCTTTCGTTCTCCTCCTACGAAGCTAAGGCTGATTTTTGTGACCTGCTTGGTATAAGTACAGATGATAAGTTCGCTAAAGGGGAAGGTGTTTTAAAACTGATTGAATAAGTATGGCAAAGCCGAAGTTTGATTTTGATGATGAACAGAACCTAATCCGTATTGAGGGTTGGGCACGTGATGGTTTGGACGATAAGCAAATCGCAGCAAACATCGGCTACAGTGAAGCGCATTTCTCTGTGTTGAAAGGTAAATTGCCTAAATTATCTAAAGCATTAAAAAATGGGCGTGCGCCCATTGATTTTGCCATTGAAAGCAAGATTTATCGTAAGGCTATGGGGATGAAGGTAAAAGTTCAACAGGCTATTAAGGTGAAAGATGTGTTTTTCGATGAAGAAGGTCGCAGATGCGAGAAAGAACGGGTAGAGATTGTGGAATTAGACCAAGAAGTACCACCTGATACAACAGCTGGTATTTTCTGGCTCAAAAACCGTAAGCCCGAACAATGGAATAGACCGGCTCCAAGAGCTGAAGATGATGCATATATTCCAACAGACATAGAGCATGGCATCAACATTGATTCTTGGATTAAAGACAAGCTGAAATGATAGTACCTCAAGAAATTTACCATCCATTATACGAGGATAAGGAAAAATTTATAATTCTTATTACCGGTGGGCGTGGTTCGGGAAAGTCTTTCAATGCTTCTACCTTTATTGAGCGGTTGACTTTTGAAATGACTCCCGTAGAGAAAATAGTTCATCAGATTCTTTACACCCGTTACACGATGGTTTCTGCCGGTATGTCTATCATCCCCGAAATGATGGAGAAGATAGATTTGGACGGTACCACGAAATATTTCAAGACCACAAAGACGGACATAGTCAATAAGATGACTAAGAGCCGTATCATGTTTCGGGGTATCAAGACTTCTTCCGGAAACCAGACAGCAAAACTGAAATCCATTCAAGGCATTACGACTTTTGTCTGCGATGAAGCGGAAGAGTGGACAAGCGAAGATGAGTTCGACAAGATAATGCTCTCCATTCGCAAGAAGGGTATTCAGAACCGAATTATCATTATAATGAACCCATGCGATTCCAATCACTTCATCTACAAGAAATACATTGAGAAAACTCACAAGCTGGTAGAGATTGACGGTGTGCAGGTTCAGATTTCCACTCATCCGAATGTGCTCCATATCCATACTACGTATTTTGATAACTTGGATAACCTTTCTCCTGAGTTCCTGAAAGAGGTGGAAGATATGAAGGTGAGTAATCCTGAAAAGTATGCTCATGTGGTTATCGGCCGGTGGGCTGACGTTGCAGAAGGTGCTGTGTTCAAGAAGTGGGGAATTGTTGACGAGTTCCCGGCTTGGGCAAAGAAAATTGCTTTCGGGCAAGACTTCGGTTATACGCATGACCCGTCTGCTTCCATTCGTTGTGGTATCGTTGATAACGCCCTTTACTTGGATGAAGTGGATTACCGTACTGGATTGCTTTCTTCTGACATCATCAAGACTCTTCGCCCGTGGGGATTGAAAGTCATAGCTGACAGTGCTGACCCTCGATTGATTCAAGAGATACACAACGGAGGAATCAAGATATATGCCGTAGAGAAAGGTGCAGGCTCTATCAATGCCGGAATTGACAAAATGAAAGATATGGAGATTTATATAACCAAACGCTCGTACAACTTGCAAAGCGAGTTCAGAAAGTATGTTTGGGCAAAGGATAAGGACGGGAACTATATCAACGAACCGGAAGACCATGACAATCACGGAATAGATGCTGTACGTTACTATGTATTGGGTGAGCTTCTTGGTAAGATTCAGAAGCCGAAAGATTTAACAGGAATATTCACACATTAAAAATATAAACTATGCCATTGAATTTAGAAGAAATATTAGCATTGCCTGACATCGGGCAGAAGATAAACTACCTGAAGAAAGGTAGGAAGACTGAACTTCCCGACCGTTGCAAACTTTGGGATGATTGGAATCCGGAACGACATGAAATCATGGTTGACAAAAAGAAATATCCGGACAGAAAGGTTCTTGAAAAAGAAGCAGAGAAGCACTTCGATGAAAAAACGGGTAAGACTTATGAAATCGAAGCAAAGTATAAGACTGAACCGGTGAACCGTATCTCCATTCCATTGGAACAGGATATCGTGAACATCCAAACTGCTTTCACGGTCGGCACAGAACCGTCTATGGATTGCATTCCGACTGATGATGATGAAAAGAAGCTGCTGGATGCGGTAAAGGCTGTATTTAAATCCAACAAAATCAAATACCAAAACAAGAAGATTGTCCGTGCCTGGCTCTCCGAACAAGAAGCGGCAGAATATTGGTATGTTACCGATGATGATTCGTTTTGGGCAAAGTTTTGGAAGAAAGTTAAGACTACGTTCGGTGGCAAGGTCAAGCCCACCAAGAAACTGAAAAGCGTGTTATGGTCTCCATTCAGAGGTGATAAGCTATACCCGTTCTTTAACGACGAAGGTAAAATGATTGCTTTCTCACGTGAGTATAAAAAGAAGCTCATGGATGATTCGGAGGTCACCTGCTTTATGACTATCACGGACAAAATGGTTTATCAATGGGATTTGTCTAAAGGGTATGAAGAAAGAACTCCTTTTACTCATGGATTCCCAAAACTACCGGTTCTCTATGCTTATCGTCCTGAACCTTATTGCAAGAAGATAAAGACTTTTCGGGTCCGGTTGGAGAAACTATTATCCAATTATGCTGATTGTATAGACTACCATTTCTTCCCACTATTGAAGCTAATTGGTGATGTAGAGGGTTTCATGGGTAAGGTTAAGGATAGAATGGTCAAACTTACAGGTGAAGGTGCGGATGCCCAGTATCTGACGTGGAACCAAGTTCCGGATACGGTACGTTTTGAAGCAGAAACACTCACTAATATGGCTTATGATATGTCAAACACTCCAAGAATATCCTTTGAGACGTTGAAGGGGGTAGGCAAAGCATCAGGAACCGCTTTCCGCTTTATGTTCATGGGTGCACATATGGCGGTAGAAAATCACGGTGAGGTTATCGGTGAGTTCTTGCAGCGGAGAGTAAATTTCATTGTTTCCGCTTTAGGCTCTATCAATCCAACCGAGTTTAGCAAGGCATCGCAGACCATTGACATAGAAACAGAACTGGTTCCATATATGATTGATGATTTGAATGATAAGGTGACTACTGCCGTTTCCGCTGTCAGTGGTGGCATCTGGTCAACGCGTGAGGGAATCATGTTTGCCGGAAATGCTGATAGGGTAGAAGAGGAACTTGCAGAAATCAAAGAGGAACAAGCAGCAAAGAATGAGCAAATCGGAGATAAGGGAAAGAAAAACGCCTCTTAGTTAGAAAAATTACGGGACTTATAGTTTTAGTATAAGAAAAATAGTTAGCGGTGGCTTCAAAGAGTTGCCGCTATTTTTTTTGCTCTTTTAAATTATAAATATTAGAATATAATTTTGAATTATAGAATTATATATGTATTTTTGTCACACGATAATTGAGTAACCAATGAGAATATTTACCGAACAAGCATTAAAAGAATATGCAGAGAACCATCCCGATTCAAAGGTCGCTTTGCAAGAATGGACTACCATTGTGAAAAGAAGCAAGTGGACCTGTTTTGCCGATATTAAGAAAACGTTTAATAGCGTTGATAGTGTAGGTAATCAACACTATGTTTTCAATATCAAAGGCAATAACTATCGTTTGGTAGTAGTGATTAAATTCACTATTCAGTTTGTGTATATTCGCTTTATTGGTACTCATAAAGAATATGATAAAATAGATTGCGCTAATATTTAGGATTATGACAAAGATAGAAAATCAAGCCCAATATGAATGGGCGGTGAAAAGAGTAGAGGAACTTCTTCCATTAGTGAAAGATGATACTCCTTTGAATGACCCAAATAGCATAGAATTGGAGCTTCTTTCTAATTTGGTTGCTGATTATTCCGAAGAACATTTTGCATTGGGAGAACCAACACTTGTGGATGTTCTTAAACTTCGTATGTACGAAATGGGGCTTAATCAAAAATCACTTGCAAAGTTGGTTGGTGTCAGCCCATCACGATTAAGTGATTATATATCTGGTAAATGTGAACCAACCTTGAAAGTTGCTCGTGAGATAAGCCGGAAGCTAAATATTGATGCAAATATAGTGTTGGGAGTATAAGTATAAGTTTTTGTCGTGATATATTTTAGGCGTGATTCATTCGGTTTCACGCCTTTTTTTATACCATTTTACGACAATCGTTTTATTGTCGTGTATCACCTATCTGATTATTTCTCACCCTCTTTATAAATAGCGAAATTTACCGTAGAAATTTATAAATCAAATTCATACGGTATGACAATCTTAGAACAAATCTTAGCAGGGCTACAACAGAAATTCGCTGGGGTGGACACTGCTATCTTAACCCGAATCGCTACTAAAAAGGCAGAGGGTGTAACGGACGAGACAAAGGTAAACTCTATTATTGAGGGTATCAGCTTTTCGGACGTGCTTAATTCCTATGGTGATTTCCGTGCCGGGGATGCTTCTTTCAAGTCAGTTCAGAACTACGAGAAGAAGCATAACCTTAAAGACGGTAAGCCAGTCGAGACTACCACTACTACCACAACCACCAAAGCGGAAGACAAGCCGGATGATATGGCTACCATCATTGCCAATGCAGTGAGTGCAGCCGTTAAACCGCTTTCTGACAAGCTCGCTCAGTTTGAAACGGAAAAGTCGCAAGCAACCCGGCAGGAGCAGATTATGGCAAAGGCAAAGGAGTATGGTATTCCCGAAAACTACGCCAAACGATGCGCCATTAAGGACGATGAGGACTTGGACGCATACTTCAAGGACTTGAAGCAGGAGTTTGCGAATGACGGCTTTAAGGGTGTAGTTCCTCCAGATACAGCAAAAAAAGAACTGGAGAATGAAACTCAGGCGTTTGCGAAAATGATTGCAGACGACACTAAAGAAATTGTAGAACAACAAAAACAGTGATTTTATGGCAGCAGGATTTAAGTATAATCTTGAACCGGAAGTTGAGCAGGAAGAACGCTACGACGTAGAAACCGGACGCAGACGCAGAGGTCCGTATAAGTTGGACACAACCAACCTCGTTGTCGGCTCGTACTTGCCCTCATTCACACCGATTGCAGCTGACTTGGTGAAGAAAACATCCCAAGTGGCTATCCGTGTGGAAGTATATGAGAAGTTTACGACAGGCTCCAATACCACATTGAAAATCAAGAAACGTTCTTTGGCTTACAAAGGTATGCACTTGGGTAACGGTGCGCATGGAGCGACAATCAACGCTATTGACAAGGCTGACAAAGCTTTTGATAAGCTGACGTTAGCGGCAGACTTTGGAGAAAATCTAGAAGCTGGAACAGTTCTTTACGAAGCGACAGCCGCAGATGGTACAACGCCCAAAGTTATCGCAAATTCAGCTCTGTATGAAAGGAAGCAGGTAGAGGATGGCATAGTATTGGTTTCCCTTTTGATGCGTGCGTTTGAAATCGAACCGACCAAGCTGGTAATGCCTTTCGCAGATATTGACAAGGCGAATATGCCGCACTTCCAGTTTAACGCTTTGGATGTCAAACAAGAAAAAGAAGCCGTATCTATTCCTAAGGCTTCTTCTAGTCAGGACGGTTTGATGAGTAAGGAAGATAAAGTCAAATTGGATGGGGTTGCAGCACAAGCTAACAAGTATACTTTAACAGCAGCTACGACTTCTGCTCTTGGAGGTGTAAGGCAGGCAGCCAAAGTGAATGATGCATCTGGTACGGTGTCGGTAGAAAACTTTAACGGATTATTGACAGCGTTGAAAAACGCAGGTATAATGGCAAAATAAAGAAAGGAGGACTAATATATGATGCTAACTATTCATACATTGTTTAATGACCCGAACATTGTAAATGCAGTGATTCAGCGTGTCCTCAAGACAAGAAAGGACACAATTTATTGGCAGCAGTATTTGGGCTTCCGTAGGACTACTACTCGTGTATTTAAAGACTACATCGGTCAGGTTACTGGCGTGATGGCTGGTTCCATCAACTCCCGTTATGGCGAAAAGCCTATCCGTGAACGCAGGAATATCGGTTCCGGATATGGTGAGATTGCCTATTTGGGTGACCGCTATCAAATCTCAATCGACCGTTTGTCTGACTTGCAGGACTTGATAGATAAGTATAATGCCGCCAAACCGGAAGACCAGAAAGCAGCCATGCGTGACATCGTGGACTTCATCTATGACGATTACCGTCAGGTATTGCTGGCACCGCACAAGCGTATGGACATTATCGTAGGCTCTCTGTTGATGACTGGAGCAGCAAGCGTGAAGAACAAGGACGACAATGCCGGAGGAATTGACTTATTGAACATCGACTTGCCGTTTAAGTTTATCAAGCCGGACACAGAGGATAAAGACTATTTCGTCACTTACTTGCAGCAGAAACTGAATGAGCTGAAATCTATTTACGGCACATTCCCCAAGATGATTATGAGCCGTGGCACATTCATCAAGAATATTATCGGTTCAAGTGAATTTGGAGATAAGTTCAAAATGCAGCTTACAGGCAATGAAATGTATATGTCTACCGGGCTTATCACCTCGCAACTGGCTTCTACCATTTTTACAGGTATCGGACTTCCGGCTATTGAAATCAAGGAAGATTATGTGGTAGACCAAACAGGTAAGAATATCCCCATTTATGCAGATGGTCGTATTTCCCTGCTTCCGCAGGATAAAATCGGTTATATGCGCTTCCACACTCCTTATGAAGCTGTGGATGGTGTACCGGGACGTAATTACACTCAGGCAGATGGCGATATGCTGATTTCAGGTTACAAGGACGGCAATGGTCGCTATCTGGAATACACAGCCGAATGGATTCCGCAGATTGCGAACCCGAACCTGATTGTGAACTTCGATTTGAGTGAGATGAACGCATGACAGTAAACGATTATATATTACAGAAGTTTCAGACCTTCGGCGTTAACTTGTCGGAGGCTGACCTTTTCGATATATGTCTGAACGCAAAGATAAGCGGAGGGGGTGAGATGAACGAGGATTGCCAAACACGGGTGTCGGTGGCAATTGCGAAGTTCATCCCCTCTCTATTGCTTCGTGCCACTTCCATCAGCGAAAGCGGTTTTTCTATGTCTTGGAACATTCAAGGCATTAAGGATTACTATTCATTTCTGTGCAAGCGGTACGGTTTGAAAGACGAACTGGGTAACAAACCTAAAGTGACTTTCTTATGATATTCGCTCCACACATATTGCAGGTAAAAGTTATCACCCCGATGGATAAGGACGAGTTCGGCAGACCTATTCCCGGTACCGGTGGTGAATACTGGCAGGAGGTATGCAAGTGCCGTTGTGATGATAACACTACCAAAGAGTTTTCATCTGATAACGGCTCTGTGTATCGTCCGAATTATCATGTGGTGTGCGAGAAAAGAATTACTGTCAAGACTGGCGATGAAGTACGTTGCATGGATGGTGATGGCGTAAGAGGTCAAGGCGAAGTCTACACGGTAAAGAGTACAAACTACTTTAACTACTCGGAATTATGGATGTAGATTTCGATTTCTCAGATGTCGACTCCTTTTTCGATGAAGGAGAATGGGAGGTCGAAAAGAAGATGATTGATGTAGGCGATGAAGCCGTGAAGTACGCAGAGGAACATGGGGATTATCAAGACCATACACTCACTTTGAGAACGTCCAATGATTACGATGTCAATAAAGACGGTTTGACATTGAAAAACGAAGCGGAATACGCATCATTCGTAGAATCTAAAGGGTATGATGTTTTGAGTAGTGCTGCTTTATTTGCGGAGAAACGATTAAAAGAAGAATTTGAAAAATGAAAAAGTACATTGGAACAAAACAGATTGAAGCAGAACCTATGACAATGGGCGAGGCTTATGAAAGAGGTTTATTACAAGTTGGCAGAGTGCCTGATGCAGAGTATGCAAAGCGCATGGGTTATCACGTTAAATATGCTGACGGGTACGAGAGTTGGTCGCCAGCGGAACCGTTTGAGGAGGCGTATAAACTCGCCGATACATCACTTGACCGTATGCAGATAGAAGCCGAAGAAGTCAATGGAAGATATGTAAAGTTAGCCGCTTTCATAGATTCAGGGAAAATGGATGAAGTCGTTAATGATATGTACAACAAGTGTTTACTGGAAATGCAGTGTTGTACAATGTTCGACTATATACGGCTTCTTGATACTCGCATACAGCGTATGCAAGGTTCTGATGGTGCAAAAGTAATAAAGATGAATTTTGGTATGGCTATTATGGCTCTCAAAGCAGGTTTTCCAATTCGTAGAAGCGGTTGGAACGGAAAAGGATTAATGGTGTTCAAACAGGTTCCAGCACATATTGATAGTGATATTATCCCCAAGATGCAATCTATTCCGCAATCAGCAAAAGACCTTATTCTGAAAGGCAAGGGCTTTATTGACTACACAAGCCAGTGTCTTATTTACAATGAGAATACCGGACGCGCTGATTCATGGGTTCCGTCTATCAGTGATGTATTTGCAGAAGATTGGGAGATTGTGGAATGATAGTAACTACCGACATAGGAAACATCCTCTACCGGGACTGCAAGGCTTTCGGAATAGATCTAGTGCCTGATGGTGAAACGCTGACGGGTGAATTGAAGTCCGAAAGGATTGTCATCCACACGAAGAAACAACAGCCGGGAAAGTATTGGAAGAAATCTTTCGCAGAAGTGAATCTATGTGTACCCAATTTAAGCGAGAATGAAGCGAACACAATCCGGCTTAACGAACTCGAAAGAAAGGCTGGCAAGCTGCTTGATGATGTAGTAAGCACCTATGACGGTACAACCTATCGTTATTCTATCGAATCAATTGGCACGGAAGCGGATACAGCTTTGAAATGCCATTACGTGAATGTGAGAATTTTATTTGAAGTAATAAATGTAAAACTATAAGATTATGATTTCAGCAGTAGGAATAAAAAGAATCTTGTTTGCCGACATTGATAAGGTAACGGCAGACATTACCCCCGAAATCGCAAAGACTTTGATTCAAGCCGCTATCAAAGCGAAAGATGAGGTTTTGAATGTACACGGGGAAACGTGGCAGATTGAGGAAACGGAAGCCTCTGTCACCGGGTACAAGAACCAATTAACGGGAAAGAATTACCGTTACGATGATGTGCCGGGAGAAGTATCGCCCGCTTTCTCTATCGGACAATATGACTGGAAGACCAAGAAAGCGTTCATGGGTGGCGATGTTATTCAGGCAACATCTAAAGATGTAGGTTGGAAGCGTGCTTTGGATAAAGTTATTATCAACAAAGCATTGTTCTGTCTGACCGATGATGATGTCTGGTTCATCTTCCCAAAATGCCGTATTGTTTCCCGTGAAGCCAATACGGATAAGGCAATTGCAATCGCTGTAAAAGGCTTGGTGCAGGAACCGGGAATCGAAGGTGTTTCTTCTGAGTATAACTATGAAGAAGGGCAGATTAAAGCTTTGCAGGCATGAACTACAGTAACCATTGTACCTACTCCTTCCGATGCGACCGTAAAGCTGGACGGTGCAACGGTCAAGTCAAAGCAGGTGAATGCTGGGGCTACCGTTCACTATGAAGTGTCGAAAGTGGGGTACGTCACTCAGTCAGGAGATATTAAAACCACTCCTTCTGAAGTTGATACCACTCTTAAAAAAGAGATAACATTGGTAAAAGCACAAGAGTGATAACCGGGGGATGGATATATACCATTCCCCCTTTTAGTTTAAGAATATGAATCAAGCAGCAAAAACGGTTTCTGATGCTTTGTTAGGGCTGGATTTCATGAATGTGGAGATAGGAGGGATGGTTTATACCATTAAACCTCCTACAATTAAAATTATCTGTCGTGCCATTCATCATTTTTCCAATATCGGCATGACTGGAGATAATGTCATGGAAGCTATTAAAGAGCTTCCTGAAGCTACTGAAGATATGCTGAAAGGTATTTCATGCTTTATCTGCGGGAATGATAGTTTGGTCAAAGAATTGGAGAACGGCACTTTTGAAGAAGTCAAAGATGCCTTGGAAGTCTGTTTCTCTATGATGGATATTTCGGCTTTTCAGTGTGTCAGCTCGATGAGGAACGTGTCGATGCTGGCAGCAAGACCGAAACAGTAGGAAACACAACGTTCTTCGGGCAGATAGCCCATTTGATTGACACGCTTCATTTGAGTTATACAGAAGTGTTTGAGATTATCCCTTATCGGAATCTGCTGATGATGCAACGGGATAAATTACGCGCAGTATATGGTGGTCAGAAGGTGAATAGAATCAGTGGTAAGGAATTGGCTAATCGTAGGAAAAAGAAATAGATATGTCAAAATTATATTTTAAGATAGGTAGTGACTGGGAAGAAGTTGTAAGACTTCGTAATGAAATTGCAAAATTAAAGCAGGAGTTAATGAGCATGGATGGCACGCAGACTCCTGCTGCTTTCAAGGCTTTGAATGCCCAACTTGCTGCATCCAACCAAAGATTGGATGAGTTGGTGACTAATGCAGCCAAAGCTGGAGCGGAGATGGAAACGGGATTCAAAAGGAAAATCTTCGATGCTTCTCAGGTCGTGAATGGATTGTCGGAAAAAATAACATTTCAACGTGGAACTATCCAACAATTGAAAAATGAATTGTCCGGTCTTAAAGACAAGTATCGTGAAGCATTAAAACAGGATGGTGATACTTCTTCCTTAGAAGCTAAAATAAGGTCTACAAATGAAAAATTGAAAGAGCAAAAAAGTTCTTTATTTAACCTTACCCAGGAACAGGCTAACGCCCGCTTGTCAGTAAAGAAGCTCCGCGATGAATATGCTTTGTATCGGCAAGATGGTGAAAAAAATGTAGATGTAACTAAGCAGGTGGAACAAGCCATGTCTAATATGGGTAAGAAACTGCTGGGAGGTTATTCAATCAAAGAATTCTTGTCAAGTATGATTCGTGTTCGTGGCGAATTTCAATCCATGCAGACCGCTATTGAGACTATGGTTGGAAAGGATATGGCAGGGCAACTGATTCCGCAAATCAAGGAGCTGGCTAAGATTTCTCCACTTACTATGTCAGATATGGTTGGAGCAGAAAAGATGATGCTTGGATTTAACATACAAGCAGAAGACACTATCAAATACTTGAAAGCCATTAGTGATATTTCTATGGGGGAATCCAGTAAGTTCAATTCGCTAACTTTGGCATTTTCACAGATGTCAGCAGCGGGTAAACTTATGGGGCAGGATTTGAATCAAATGATAAACGCTGGATTCAACCCGTTACAGATTATCTCCGAAAAGACCGGAAAATCTATCGCAACTTTGAAAGATGAAATGTCCAAAGGTGCTGTTTCCGCTGAAATGGTTCAACAGGCATTCATTGATGCAACTTCCGCAGGTGGTAAGTTCTATAATATGTCTGAGAATGCCTCAAAGACTATCAATGGTCAGTTGTCTATGATGCAGGATGCTTTGGATTCCGTGTTTAACGAATTGGGAACAAAGTCGGAAAGTGTTATCATGGACGGTATTCAAATGACAACTTCGTTGATTCAGAATTATGAAACAGTAGGTAAGATCTTGGCTGGATTAGTGGTTACTTATGGTACATACCGGACCGCAGTGATGCTTGTTACTGCTGCCGAAAGTAAACATACTCTTGTGGAGATTGGACTTACCAATGCCCGTTTATTGGCACGAAAAGCGCAGTTAGCTTTAAACGCTGCAATGCTTACCAATCCTTATGTGTTGTTGGCAACGGCGGTTGTAGGGCTTGGAGCTGCCATGTGGGCATTATCCGACAGCACAACATCTGCTGAACGTGCTTTGGACTCGTACAACAAGAAAATAGAAAAACTCAACACGGACGAAGAAGATCGGAAACGTACTTTGGAAGGTCTTGTTAGCACCATTAATAGCGAGGTGGAAGCC